ATGCTGCTCTTGACGAGAGGGCTTGCGATGATTGTATGTCTTTACATAACCGAGAATTTACGATAGATGATTCAGAGGGTATTATTACAGTGCATCCAGATTGTAGATGTGTATGGCTGGCAGTAATTTAGGAGGTAATTATGGTAGATAAGATATACAAGGTTTTAGAGGATTGCGAAGTCAAGAAACTGGGAGATAGGCAGTATGAATTCACCGCTTCTACTGAAACACAGGATAGAGATGGTGAGGTGATAGATGCTGCTGGTTGGGATTTAAAGAATTTCAAGAAAAACCCTGTTATTATGTATGCTCACGACTATTCCAGCCTACCTATTGGGAAGGCTAGTAAAGTTTGGGTGCATAGCGGAAAGTTGAAAAATAATGTAGAATTCCCACCTGAAGGAACTTATGAATTTGCCGATATTGTAGAAAGGCTCGTATCTGAGGGCTTCTTAAAGACCGAATCGGTAGGTTTTATACCCCGGAAGTGGGAAGACGGGGATGGTGAGAAAGCCCCACGAAGGAAATATACACAACAGGAATTATTGGAGATTTCAATTGTCCCTGTTCCTTCTAATCCCGATGCATTAAGGGAAGCACTAGAAAAGGGTGTTATTTCTGAAGAGGAATTAGAGATAGTCTCTAAGCCTGAAGTTGATAACTGCACTAAAGATATTCCTGCTATTACCAAGCCTGAAGAGACAGACGAGTATTTCAGAGTGCCTGTATCGGGTGAAGAAGGCAAACATGACGGCCATAGGATACGCACTATTGATGTATCCAAGAAAGAAGGGATCAAAGCCCTTTACTGTGGCGAATGTAAGAAGGTAATCACTTATCTTTTCTCTAAAGATGATGACTTTGACTGGACTATGGAAAGTGCAAAGGAATGGGTAAAAGAACACGAAAAGAACTTTAGACAGCCATCATCTCCAAGTCAAGCTGAATTGAAGGATGAGCTAGACTATATTTTATCAGTAATTAGGACTGTAGGAATAGGAGATGAAGTGAAGGAGATCGCAATCGCTGTAAAGGATGAAATAGAGCGCTTAACGGGTAGCGACATACCCGAAGAAATAAAACCAGAAGGCGTCTCAAAAGAGGACGCTATCCAAATCATTCAACAGACAGTAAAATTAACGATGGAGGAAATAAGATGGAATTAACTAAAGAAGATATTGCTGGGGCTGCTGCTGCGGCAGTGAGAGAAGCAATGAAGGTGGAACGAGAAGAGAGAAAAGTTGAACGGGGGTTTACTGCTGGAGCGGGGCTTGACGGCAGGGTTGAAGTTACAAAGGATGAATCCGACCAGCCTTGGGAATCTCTTGGCGAGCAACTTCAGGCTGTAGCTAGAGCAGGCTCCCCAGGTGCTCCAATTCGTGAGCCTCGGCTGAGAAGGTGTATTGAGAAGGCATTAGACCCAATCACTAAAGCACCTACTGGCTTAGGGGAGACAGTTCCTTCTGAGGGCGGTTTCCTTGTGGCTCAGGAATTTATACCTACTATGTTAGATCGTGTCTATCAAACTGGTATCGTTATCTCCCGATGTGCGCGGCAACAGGTAGGGCCAAACTTTAATGGCTTCAAAATTCCGGCAATAGATGAGACGAGCCGTGCAGATGGCTCAAGGTGGGGTGGTGTTAGGGCTTACTGGGGTGCTGAGGCTGCTACAAAAACTGCCTCGAAGCCAGCATTCCGCCAGATAAGCATTGAGCTATTGAAACTATTTGCTCTTTGCTATGTAACTGATGAGCTTTTACAGGATTCGGTAGCACTTGACGGCTATATCAACAAATGGTTTCCTGCTGAGATGGGATTCAAGCTGGATGACGCCGTCATAAATGGAACTGGTGCAGGGCAGCCTCTAGGTGTTTTGAATAGCCCAGGGCGTGTAACAGTCGCTAAAGAGACTGGCCAAACTGCTGCTACTATCGTAACCAATAATATCCTGAAGATGTGGCGAAGGATGTGGGCGCCGTCATGGGCTAATGCGGTATGGTTTATCAACCAGGACACGCTTGAGCAATTATCTACTCTCACCATCCCTATAGGTACAGCAGGTACATTAGCCAATCTATTCCAAATGCCAACATCTGCTGCTGGACCTTATGGAGCGGGTGCTTATGGCAATATGCTCACCCGGCCAGTGATACCGATTGAGCAATGTGCAACGATAGGAACTGAAGGCGATATAATTCTTGTTGACCTGTCTCAGTATATAGTGGGAGATAAGGGTGGTATGCAAACAGCTACATCAATTCATGTATCATTCACGACTGATGAGACTGCATTCCGATTCGTCTACCGGGTAAATGGCGAACCAATCTGGCACTCTGCTCTAACTCCTTATAAGGGTTCGGATACGATTAGCCCTTATATCACGTTAGCAACTCGTTAATAAAGATAGGGGGGTATAAAGCCCCCCTTAGCCAATAAAAATAATGGAGGTTTAATATGTGGGTATCGAGAGACGAATACGCAATAGTGCAAGCCTTACCACCGCAGGATGTCAACGCTGTTACTACCTGCTTTCCGTGTGCGACAGTAAATATGGGCTTGTTTAGCTCGATGATTGCCTGTGTGCAAACTGGGTTAGGCTCGACATACAGGATATGGGTTAATACAGCTTCTACGGCTACGGGTATCACTGCTGGTTCGACTGGTGGACTAATGCACGGTAATTACGTTGTATCAGGGCTTGGCGGTGCTACTACAGCCTCAACCGCTGGTGATGTGGGTACTCGAACGGCATTTGTTAGCACGGCTGTAATATCCCATGACGCTACTACAAGCCCGAACTGTGCCATTTTTGTAGAGATAAAATCCGATGATATGCCAGCTTCTACATCCTACCTGGCAGTTACCATCAGCACATCAGCGCAGGCTCATCCTTGTGCAGTGACATACTACATGAAACCACGCTATCCTGGAGCAACAATACCTGATGGAATGAGTTAATATGGGTAAAACAATAAGGTTGGGGGAGGGGAAGGCTCTCTCCTCCCCCTCTCTTCATAGAGCGATATTAGAGCCTAGAAAGAAGAAATCACGGAAGCTAACGCTTCCGAAGGGAGGTAAATATGCCGGGAGCTGAAATATCTAATTTAAAGGCTAAGTGGTCAGGTGGGGCTCTTGTCATCACTGATTTAAACGAGAACGCTATCATTACTATTTACCCATCATCTGGCGGGGTAAGTTTTAGTAATGCTGGTGGTCTGACGGTCAGTACAGGGATACTCGGTGGTCTGACTGTTAGTAGTGGTCTTACGCTTCACAGTGACCTCACAATGTCGAGTGGTAGGATTGCTCCCACTGGGCAAAAAACATTAACTGTAACAACGGCTACTACTTTGACTGCTTCTAGCGCTGGTTGTGCCGTTTTGGTTACAGCTAGTGATACTATCGTCACATTGCCAGGTGCGGCATCAACGGGTAAACAGCTTTCCTATACTATTTTAAGTACATTGACAACTGCTGGACAGGTTGTTGTTAAAACGACTACAACAGAGACAATTTGTGGTGGTGGTATTGCAGCTGCTGCTGGTATTAGTATTTTATCGAATACCGCTGCAACTCATGTAGATGGTGATTTTGTGTCCTTAATGAATGCCGCAGTATCTACATCATGGAGCATTATGGGGATGGCTGGAACTTGGGCGTCAACTACATAGAAGTATAGGGGCTGGTGTAATGCCAGCCCTTTTACTAATAAAATAATAAAGGAGATGCATGGATTACGTTATCATTCTTGGCAAGGCAGGGACATCAAAGGAATGTCCATTCGATGCTGATGAGGTATGGGGGGTCAACAATGTACCTACTCATCCCGACTTCTGTGGGTCTTTATCTGGTATAAAGATATTAGATAAAGGGCAAGGATATACTAAAGCAGAAATATCATTTGAAGGTGATGGAGAAGGGATAGAGGGTCATATAATCGTAAACAACGGAAGTGTAGAGACTATAAATGTTACAGGTATAGGTAAAGGTTTTACCAGTCCACCCAAGGTTATAATCAATGGTGATGGTCAAGGAGCAATGGCAGAAGTCACTGTATTCCCTCTGCGGAAGTTTCATAAGCTGTTTGCCTTCGACCTCCTGGATGATTGGTATATAAAATCAATGAAACCGTTTGCACCTATAATGTCATGGCAGGAGTATGCAGATATAAAGTATCCTCTTGAAGAGATAATAAAGACGTTCAATACACGGTATTTCACGAATACTGTTTCGTATATGATAGCTTACGCAGCTTATCTAAAGATACCTAAACTTGCAATTTATGGAGTGGATACAGCTTTTGGTGCTCCATACGCTCAAGAGAATAGAGGAGTGGAATACTGGATAGGTAGGGCTGAAGAGAGGGGTATTGAGGTTTATGTTCCTGACGCATCACAGTTAAAGAGAACTGTATCAGGTGTAATGTACGGAGAAAGAGACCATTGCAACGCTATGCTCTACTTACACGAGAGGATTAACTTGATTAACACACTACCCCAACAGGGCAGTTATTCGGATGCCTTGAAATCACAGAATGCTTGGTGGGTATTGATGCCAAAAGAAGATGAAGCTAAAGCTCATGGGGTAGTTATCAATAAACTCCCACAAGGGGGTATGAATTTTAGTTGTCCTCAAGAATATCTAGCTGATATTCAAATGCCCCCGGAGACATGGGAATACTTGAGAAATATCTTAGTTAATTTAGAAAAGGATGGGAAATTGCCGTTTCCTGTAATAACAGCTTACGAGAAATTGATATTAGCAAATCCAATGGGAGGTAATTAGTGGATATAAAGGAGATTGAATCTAAGAGGGATAAGGATTTAATTCGTATCAGCCAAATATATGTGGCTGCTATAGAGAAAGCCGAAATTGATTATGAGCAGTCTCCTAAAACAGCAACAGAGATTTATCGGAAGACCAAAGAAAATGCTAGAAAGGATTTTGAAGCAGCTATCAATCAGGCAGAGGTTCTTTTAGCTCAGGTTAATAGGCAGGCAGAAATTCTTTATAGCGAGGCACCAGTAAAAGCCAAAGAGGACTATCAAGTAACCAAAATAGAAGCTAGGGATACTTTTAATAGGGAAAAGGCAGAGATAGAAAAGAGCTTTGACGAGCAAGCAGTATACATTGTAGAAAGAACTGATATTGGGAGGTAAATATGGTAGGCAGTTTATTAACAGACATTTTACATCCATTCGGCAGGGCAGGGGCTATAAATACCACAGGGGCTATATATGGGGTTACGGTTAGCACAGGGACAGTAGCAGATGTTTTTGCTACTACTGAAAAGGTGGTTGTAACTTTACCGGCCAATGTAGGAATTACAGAGATTGAGTTTGGGTTGACAGCTGGAATTCTTATAGTAACCACTACGGCAGCGCCAATCCTCAAATATCAAATAACCGATACTGGCGGGACATCTCTTGATACCCTTGTTGCATCTACTAACTTACTTTCAGTAGCTTCTAGTACAAACATGGTAGATGTAACATTTAGTGGTAGAAAGACTCCCTCTGATGGAACTTACTTTACTGGTGTAGGCGGGTTTGATATAGTAGCTCTAATTGCCTGTGGAAGCACCACTAAAGCAGCTGCTGCGGTCAAGCAATCCAGTTATGTAATGTATTCTTATTATCTCAAGTAGGAAGGAAATATGCATCCTGATATAGAAGCTCGGAAATATATATATGACCCCTCTTTGGTTCTTTATTTACCTTTGTGGAAGAGAGATGGTCTTTCGATAATCTCTGATGATGCCTATGGGCATCTATGCACTGTTACTGGTGCTTTGTGGACATCCCAGGGCAGGAGCTTTGCTGGTGCTGAATATATAGACTGTGGTAATCCAGAGGTTTTGAAACTCCAAAATAACTTTACTGTGTTAGCTTGGGCTAGGTCAACAGGAGCAGCCAACCAAGATGTGTTTTCCCACGCAGGAGAGACCGTTTCTGGTTGGCACTTAACACTTGCTTCTGCAACACGGGTATTCACAGGAGATAATTTTATAGCAATCATCAATGATATTAACCCAGGAGTCAATCCCCTTGATGGTGTCTGGCGACTATGGGGAATGGACAGGGCAGCGGATAATACCACCCGACTAACTATGAATGGTGCAGTTCTTGATACTGATACCTATGCTGGGACATTTGGCATGACAGGTAATTTCCAATTAGGTCGTAGAAGTCTGGCACAGGGCAACTGGTTAACTGGAGGAATAGGGGAAGTTTGGGTATTTAATAGAGGTGGTATGCCTGAGGGAGAAATGGTAAGGTTATATCAGAGAACTAAGTGGAGATATAAATGAGTGTCGGTGAAGAGATACTGGCTATGAAGAAATCCTGCGAACAGATGCAGCCTTATCTACAACCAGATTGCCCTGTCTGCGGGTGGGTATTAGAAACATCTATA